TGGCATTGTCCATCGGCGAAGCGGTTAAACCGAGAGCAACGGGATTATGTCAAACGATTTGTTAATCTGGCACAATGAAAGAAAATACCGAACAGCCAAAGGATTTGACGGATGACGAGATGATGCCTGAAGAGGTGGAAAAGGCGTTCGCAAAACTATCGCCGGCAGAGCGCCGCAATGCCCGCGCACTTTACGCAAAATACCTGCTCGGAGAAACACAGCGATGGCAGGAGGAAAAACTTTACAAGTGGGGCATCATTAAAATCAAGGTGACTGAAAATGCCGGTTCAGGATATGATCGGAATGACGAGTGTGAATCGCAAGAGGCTTTAGCCATCCGCATGGCGCAGCATTACACCAATCCCGATGGCTCAAACCAGCTAAACATCAAAATCAACAAGCGGTCAATCGGAAACTGGATCAAACTGAAAACAGCGGAATGCGCCAAGAATCCGCCGCCGGGAACTTGCAATGACGCCGGAACGCGGTTTAGCCTGAAGGCGTGGATCGCGTGGTTTGATAAAATCATGTGGCCAACCAAGCGGGCCAACCCGGCGGAGAGCAAGGTTGGCGCAAACATCAACGACGAAGACCTGGACGTGATGGAGCAGCGTGAAAAGCGCGAAGCCATCATTCACCGCCGATGGGAACGGGATCAAAAGAAAGGCGAGTATGTCCACCGCAGTGTCGCGCTGGCAACGGGCATCGCGGCGGTTAAGCGTTTGCATTTGATGGTAAAGCAGGAGGACGAGCGCAACCACCCCAAATTGCGTCGTGAAAAGCTGATTGAATTTGGTGCATCGCCGGAACTGGTGGAAACCTTTTCGGCATGGGACAAGGAACAATCGCGCCAAGCTACCGACCGGCGGGAGGCTGAAATGCAATCATTTGGATTCGAGTTTCCAAAAGAAACGACATGACCACCGACGAAAAACTTTTGCGTGAAATCTTCGCTGCGCAGGGAAAATCCTTTCGCGGGAGCGTGCTGGATTTCATCAAGGACGCACCAATGGTCAAGGGGCATGGGAATGATGGAAAACCGTTTGACATTGAAACCGCCTGCTACCTTAAGCCGGTGTTCGCTGAATACGACAAGGCGCGGGCAAACGGCACCCGTCTGTTATTGATGATGCTGGCTGGCATTAAGACGGTAAAGAGTTTCACCGCCGAAGCGATGTCAGCGGAACACGTCTGCAATGGTGCCGGTGATTTTGCAATCTATTTCAAAACCGAGGATGCCAAAGACATGGGGTCAACCACGCGCATCATGGACTACATGAAGGGCATCCCACTGTTCTCCAAGAAACTGGAGACGGTTGGTAATCGGTTCGGTGACACCAAGGGGGCGATTAAATTTCCCGACAAAACCTTTTTTTTGATGGGGGCGAATCTGCCCAACACGGCACAAAAGAATCTTGGCGGTCTGGCACTGCAAGACGGTTATCTGCTTGAAAAGAACGGGATGCTGTCTTTGATGCTTGGCCGCACCACACAGTATCACGACGAGGCGATTATCATTTTGGAAAGTCAGGGCGGAGAGACAGGTTTTGATTTTGACAACAAGTGGATCGAAACCGATCAGCGAGAAATTTATGTCCAGTGTCCACATTGCGGCAGCAACCACATTTTTAACTGGAAGGCATGGGATTTGACCGCCATGCGCCGGGCTGATGACTTTATCCCCAAGCCGCCGCTGATTATTCCGTCACTCGATCATGTGGCTTGGATTGAACATAATCGCCCGCTGATGATGGACGAAACCCGGCGCATTGCCGGATTTCAGCGCGGGGACGAGAAGCTGATTAAAAGAAGCGATGGCACTTACGATGAAAACGCGATTTACAGCCAGACGCATTTTCGCTGTTACCATTGCGACGGAATTTGGAAAGACGATGGACGGTATGGGGCAACCCGGATTGCCTTGGATAGAAGCTCAAATTACATCGCGGCAAATCCCGGAGCGATTGTGGGGAATGTTGGATTCAACTTTCCACAATGGATTAACACCCGGCTTTCCTGGGGCGAGATGATGGTTAGAAAGTTAAATGCGCAAAAGGCGTCAGAACAGGGAAACTTTGGGTTGCTGAAAGACTGGTGGCAGCAAGTGGCGGCCAAGACATGGGATGAGGAACAGCATCGTCGCCGGCTCAATTCATCCGTCGAAGTCGGCAGTTACGAAACCAACCCGGAAAAACTCTCCTTCCCGCCAGAGATTTATCACTCACGCAAGATGACTGTGGATTGCGGAAAGGCGGAAGGATTGGCTGCCGGTGCGAAAGTCATCAGCAAATTATTTTTCGAGATACGCGATTGGTCTAAAACCGGCGATTCAAAACAAATGGCGCGGGGCATGGTGGAATCCACGACGCCGGGACTTGTGTGGGATTTGCTGGCCGCACAGCAAAAATATTGGAAGGTTCCATGCCGGAAAGTCTTCATTGATTCAGGCTGGATGCCATCGCAGGTCATGGAGGCGGCGGCAAAACATTTTGAACTTGTTCCGCCCGGCAAGTCATTTCAGTTGCCATCCACTTGGCGGCTGCTGCTGGGGTCGCAATACAAGCGGTTTGGCAAGGCATCGTTGCCCTACGTTGACGAGCGAATCCCCGGCGTGTGGCGGGCGCATGACTCCAACGGCAAGCTGTGGCCGATGGGGTTGATGAAAATAACGTGGAGCAATTACGTTTTTGAAGATCAACTTGTCCGAATCCTGTTAAAAACATCCAGCGCCAAATGGGAAAATCTGCCCAAAGAAAAGGTGATTATCATTGGCATGGACGGCACGCCAGATGCGGAACTGACCCGCAAATATCTTGATTTTGAACGCGACACGCAAACCATGTTCCGGTCATGGGATAGCGGGCTTGACTCGCGCTATTTGGACGCCAAGACAGGCAAGTACTTGGACACATATAAGGGTGGGCATTGGACGGAACCTCGCGATTTGGCCCTGATGCAGCTTGTTGGGGCGGCGTTGGACGGGCTATTGGGGCATGTTGGAATAACCGCCAGCCCAGAATCCTCGCAAGTTTGACTCCCCGCCATTCCTGAATGGCCACACCAGGAATCATTTGGCGCGAGCCGGAATCGTTTGTTTCCGGCGACACGCTTGCTTTTCGGCGCAATTTGCCGGCGTTCCCGCCATCGGATGGGTGGGCGCTTCGGCTGGTGGTGACTCAAAATCTTCCCAATGCCGCGAAAAAGGTTGAGGACGTATTGTCAACCCCCGACAGCACAAACAGCTACCATGTATTCGCCAAACCGGATTTCTGCGTTGGACTTCCGGCTGGAATGTATGTGCTGACCGAGGAAGTGATTAACGCGGCTGGCAATGCCAGGCTTGGCATTGCGGCGGGGGCAAAGTTCCAGATTCACTTTTCGGAAAGTTTCGAGATTCGGGACGACTTGGCGGATGGAGCGGCTTCTGGCCCGGTTCAAACCGAAGCGCAAATCAATCTCGCGCTGTTAAACGACACCTACCGCCAGCTAATCAAGCTGAAATTCTCTGAAACAGAGGATTTGCGAAGCCGGTTCAAACTGCAAGATGAGTCCAAGATTCTTGAGGACATAAAGTATTGGAAATCAGTTCGTATTTTGGAAATCCAGCAGGAACGCGCGCGGAACGGGCAAGCGCCGGGCAATGTGCAAGAGGCGGTTTTTTGCATTGGGTAACCACAAAACCATTCGTGAAACTTTTATCTCCATCCACTTGGCCGATTTTCAGCCGCACGCAACCCGCGACAGTTGAATCTTCTTTTACGCCGCGCACGTCGGCGGAAGCGTTGCTCTGGCGGGCACAGCAGGAAAAAGTCGAGACGTTTGATGAGTTCCGTAATCTGGCGGTGAAAATGAACCGCTCGTTTGATGCGGCTGCCACGGACAATTTTACACAGGATTTCAAAGGCAGCTATCTGTCGGCCAACGCCGAAATGTTCCCAGCAACCTACACGACGCGGGCGCGCGGTCGGTCGCTGGTGATGAACACGCCGCACGCCAATGGATTGATGCGCGTGTATGCGGATAACGTGGTGGGTGACGATCCGTTTGAACTTGAAATGGAAGTGGGCACGAAATCTGCCGATGACGGCTTTGTTGAGGAAACCGACACGAATGAGGCGATTGAAAAGGCGTGGAAGCGGTTCTGCCGCAAGGAAAATTTCACGACCGCAAAGCGGATGGATTTCATGGAGTTTATGCGCGTTGTGGAAATGGCGCGTGTCCACCCCGGAACAGCTATCTGCCAGGAACATTTTAATTATCACGGCAATGAATTTGGTTTTGCTCTTCGGCTTTTGGAACAGGATCGCTTGCAGGAAACTTACACAGGCGAATCCGGGGAAAACAGTCGGTTCGGAAAAGGAAACCCCATTCGCGCCAGCCGTGAATACGACAAGGACACCGACGAAACGCTGGCCTATTGGATTTTAAACCGGCATCCGTCGGAAATTTACGCCCAGACAAACGTTTTTCCTTCCGACCAAATTAATCGCATTCAGATTCCGGCGAGTGAAATCATTGAGTTCAGCAATTTGCGGATGCGACCGGAGCAGGACATCGGCATGACGATGTTGGATGCAACCATCAAGCCATTGTGGAGGTTGTATCAGTTTGGTAAGTCGCTCACGCTTTCAAGCATCGCCAGCGCGAGCAAGCCGTGGTGGATCGAAGAGGCGTTGCCAACAGGGCAGGAAATGCCGTCGGAAATCCGCGAACTGGTGGAAAACCTGCGGTTGAACGGTGGCGCTGGCGGCGATGACGGAAAAAATCCAACCGCCTTGCAGACCGGCAATGGCACTCCGATTGTGAAGATCACACCGGGCAGTCGTGAGAAACTTCCGGCGGGCATGGTGATGAAGCAGGGCGACCCGAAATTTCCGATTGAAGGCGCAGATCAGTTCCAGAAAAACAACGAGCGCGAAATCTCCATTGCCACACATGGCAGCTATCAGCAGTTGACGGGAGATTATCAGAGCCTTGGATTCATCGCCGGACTGATGAGCCAGCAAGCGTTCCAGCGCAATATGCGTGTGCGCCAAAAGTCGCTGATTGAAGATTTGCGCCGGATGTTCCGTGACTGGCTGAAATCGGCAATTCTGGCCGGATATTTTGACAAACGCGGTCAAGACATTTTGATGTCACGGCTGGAAGAATATGTTGACGGCGCGAAGTTCAAGGGGCAGGCATGGGAATTTGTGAATCCACTGGTCGAGGCGCAAACACTTATCCTGCTTTGCGAGGCTGGACATCTCACTCGGCAGGATGTTCAAGATCGCTTGACGCAGGGCAAGAAATTCTCCGAAGTGAAGGCGATTTTGAAACAGGAATATGAGGAAATGAAGGAAGCTGGACTGCCTTACGGTCAGGCAGAAGCCACGGAGCCGGGCGTGAATAAAGAGGGTGACGTTCCACCTGGAATGGAAAAGCCTGAGCCATCCGGGACGCAAGATGGTGGAACTGCCCAGCCATCGCCAAAAAGCAAAAAAGCATTGCCAAAATCACGCAATGCGCGTAGCTACGCAACCCGCCAGCGCGGCGAGATTGATGGCACCACAAGCATCCTTATTGAACATTCGATGAACGAGCATTAACTGATGAGCAACCCTTTTCAAGAGCACGCGGACAACGTGGTGGATTATCAGAAAATGCTGAAAGGTGATGATGATTCAGGTGGTGCAATGCTTACATTTCCAGACCTAAATCCGCAAGTGACAGTGGATTGCCGATACGAAAAAATTATTGACGATTTCAACTTGATCGAGGGTGGGGAATCGCCAAAGTTGATGATTCCAGCCTGTAAGTTTTTGGCGGATTCAATCCCCGTCGCGCAGCGGTCGTTAATCAGAAAAGGAAGGGAATGTGTGCTGCTTCCGAATCCGAAATCAGCCGGAATCCCGACATTACTTTGGGCGGGCGGATTGTTGCAAGGCGGGTTGGAATACGAGTTTGTTTTGGTGGATCGCAATTACGGAGCCTGATCATTTGGCGGGGCGGGTGTGGCTGCGTTGCAATCAA